CTGCCAGCTCCACGCCAACCCGACCCGTAATCCCGTCTGTCATTGCGACGGTTACCTTTGTGTCAAATCTTTCAGCATAATTGACCTATGGCACTCGTACCCTTAAAAATCCCAGCAGGAATCTACCGCAACGGCACAGAATACCAGTCTGCGGGGCGCTGGTTCGACTCGAACCTTATCAGATGGTTTGAGAACACGCTGAGACCTGTGGGCGGGTGGCGCAAGCGATCAGCCAGTCAGATGACTGGCGTATCCCGTGGAATGCTGACTTGGCGTACCAATGCAGATGAACGGTATATCGCTGCTGGTACACCTACAAAGCTCTACGCAATGAGCGAGGCTGGTGTCTTGAAGGACATCACTCCTATAACCTTCACAAACGGCATTACGGACGCAACGCTAAAGACTGGCTACGGTTACAGCACCTACGGTAACTTTGCTTACGGTGTGGCGCGTCCAGACTTAGGGGGAATAATCCCAGCAACCACTTGGTCGATGGACTCATGGGGCGAGTATTTGGTTGCGTGCTCAAACGCTGACGGTCAGCTCCTTGAGTGGCAGTTAGGATTTACCACTCCAACATTGGCTATTGCCATCGTCAACGCGCCAACGAGCTGCGAAGCTGTGATGACGACGGCAGAAAGATTTGTCTTTGCCCTTGGCGCGTCTGGTAATCCAAGGTTAGTTGCGTGGTGCGATCAGGAAAACAATACAGTCTGGACACCATCCGCAACGAATCAGGCAGGTAGCTTTGAGATTAATTCAGTCGGCTCAATCAAGTGCGGTAAGCGCGTCCGAGGCATTAATCTGATCTTTACCGATGTCGATATCCATGCTGCCAGCTACATTGGTCTGCCTTATGTGTACAGCTTTGAGAAGGCAGGGTCAGGTTGTGGCGTGATCAGCTCACAGGCAGTAGCAGCCATTGATACCGCAGCCATTTGGATGTCTAAGAGTGGCTTCTTTGTATACGATGGTTATGTCAGACCATTGCCTTCAGATGTTGGCGACTATGTTTTCCAGAACATCAACTACAACCAGTCAAGCAAAGTCTACGCAGTACACAATAGCAAGTACGGTGAGATCATCTGGTTCTATCCATCGAGCGCCAGCAATGAGAACGACTCCTATGTCACTTATAACTACCGCGAAAGACATTGGGCTATTGGCACTTTGTCTCGGACTACTGGAACTGATCGGGGTGTATTCACCTATCCCTTGATGATTTCGTCAGACGGCTACATCTATGAGCACGAAGTCGGCTACGCATACGACGGGGCTTCGCCATTTGTGGAGTCTGGACCGTATGAGATTGGTGCTGGTGAAAACATCATGTCGGTGCGTCAGGTTATTCCAGACGAGCAGACGCTGGGCGAAGTCGTGATTTCCTTCAAGACTCGGATGTATCCGACTTCAACTGAGACGACTTTCGGACCGTACCCAGCAGCGCAACCGACAGATGTGAGGTTTGCTGCAAGACAGGTCAAGGTCAGGTACACGGGTGCAGTTCTAGAGGACTGGCGTGTAGGCGTTAACCGATTTGATGTTGTCGCAATGGGTAAACGGTGACTTAGAATTGGATCAAGAATTAAGGGCGGGAAAAGTACCTGTATGTATCCGAGAGGATTACACCGTGTACTTGGAGTTTTTCAAAGGTAATTTGTGGATTCATGTGGAGATCAGAAGATGGTCTTCTGGGGTCAAAAAGGACTGCTTGAAGAGCATTGCTCTGATTGAGAATTTAATTGGGAAGCCTCTCGTCGCGCTGATACGCGAAGAAGACATCAAACTTGTAAGATTTGCCAAGTCATTTGGCTGGTCTGAGAAATGTCAAATATCACTATTGGACGGATCGAAGGCTTTTATCTACACCAACATGGTGTGACAAGGGAGATGATATGGGTGGAGTCGTAGAAGATGTAGTTAGCGGTGTCGGTGACATCGGTCAAGGTGCTATTGATACCGTAAGCGATGCTGCAAGTGGCTTTGGTGGCGCTATTGAGAATTTAGCAGAAAGCGATATAGGTAAGGCGGCACTACTTGCTGCTGGTGCTTATTACGCTGCTCCTTATGTAATGGGGACTGGAGCAGGTGCTGGGGCAGGTGCAGCAGTCGCTGCTGATAACGCATACCTTGCTGCTCAAGCGTTAACTCCAGCGCAAGCTGCTGCTGCTGCTGCTGGATCAATAGAAGCCTCACAAGTCGCTGGACTTGCTGGAAGTGCTTTAGGAAGTTCATTAGCTCCTGAAGCCATTGCTGCTGGTGCAAGTGGTGCGCTTGCTGCCGATAACGCTTACCTTGCAAGTCAGGCTTTAACACCAGCACAGGCTGCTGCTGCTGCTGCGGGTTCTGTGGAGGCATCTCAGGTTGCTGGTCTTGCTGGAAGTGCTTTAGGTGCTGAAGTTGGAGCTGGTGCTGGTTTACTTGGTGGAGCAGTAGATTGGGCTAAAGCTAATCCACTAACAGCAGCAGCTTTAGGATTAACTGCTGCTAAGGCTTTAGGCGGTAGTTCAACATCTGGATCATCATCTAGCATTGACCCAGATGTGAAGGCTGCATACTTACAAAACCTTGCGGATGCCAGAGCAACGGCTGCGGGTCTTGGACCTAAACAGTTTGCTGCATTCCCTGAGTACAACTTAGGCATGGTTCAGCAATACATGAACCCTTACGAAGAGCAGGTAATACAAAACTCTTTGGCAGACATTGAGCGTCAGCGCCAAGGTCAAATATCTGCTGAAGGTGCAAGAGCTACGGCAGCAGGAGCGTTTGGCGGTACACGCCAAGCAGTCACCAGATCGCTGGTTGATGAGGCAGCTCTACGCAATGCAGGTAACTTGTCTGCTCAACTTCGTCAGGCTGGTTTCACTCAGGCTCAGAACTTAGGTCTATCTCAAGAAGCGTTGCGTCAGCAGTACGAGCAATCAAAACTTGATGCAGCACGCAACATTGGAATAGAAAGACTTGGTATATCTCAGGGTGCGTTGAGCTTACAGCCAAGTGGTGGCACGCAGTCAGCGCCACTTTATAAGAACACTACTGCATCTGCCCTTGGTGGTGCTTTAGGTGGTGCTCAATTAGGTTCATTATTTGGCGGTACAAGTGGCGCGCAAGCAGGTGCTTTGGCTGGTGGATTACTTGGTTTCCTGTAAGGAGTAGATCATGGCAACAATGCAAGACTTTGGTGGTTTACTCTTTGGTGGTGGTGGTACTGGTCTAGAAGACTACTTGAGCGCTGATCAGCAAAGTGGAATTAGAAACCAAGCGTTGCTGCAAGCAGCAGCAGCACTCTTACAGGCTGGTGGTCCAAGCCGTACCCCGATCTCTTTAGGTCAGGCACTTGGAGGTGCTTTGCAAGCAGGTTCTGCTGGATACCAGCAAGCACAGCAAGGTGCTGTGCAGAGTTTGTTGACACGACAGAAGTTACAAGAAGGCGCATTAGAACAAGCCAGAATGAAGGCTTATATGCAAGCGCTTAGTGGAGAAGGTGGTGCTCCAGCCGTTGCAGGTCAAACAGGTGTGCCAACTACTGGTGCTGCACCAACTGCAATGCCTATGGGTGCTCAAGCTCCTCAAGGTGGCGGTGGAATGTTCTCAGGATTGACACCAGAGCAAAGAAGAATTCTGCCGTTAATGAAACCAACCGAGGCTATCGGTGAAGCGTTTAGGGCTGCTGGTCAAAGGGCTGCTTTATTGAGTGATCAAGACCTGACTTCACTTGGTTTGCCTCTTGGCACTTTGGCTTATAGGCTGCCTAGCGGTGAAACAAAAATAGTTTCGCAAAAGTCTGACAGGCTAACAGAGTCAGAAGTAACGCAATTAGGTTTACCCCCAACGACTTTGGCTTATAGGTTACCTAGTGGTGAGACAAAAATTGTTGCTCGTCCTGACTACCAGTATGTTGAAACACCTGCTGGTGGCAAGCAGTTAATTGATATGAATAATCCACTTGGCATAGTACCTAAGCCTGTGCAAGATAGGGTGATAGCAAGTGGAACAGTACCAAAGCCAACTGGCGGTACTCCTACCTACGCTGGTGGTATGGCTCCAGCATTGAAGCCTGAGCAGATTATGACTGCGATACAGGACTGGGACACTAAATATAAAACTCCAGTCGATAGCATCTTGTCGAGTTACAGCATCGTCAAGGACTTAGTAATGACTGGCGAAGGCGGTATATCTGACTATGGCGTGCTAATCAAGTCACTCAAGGCGCTTGATCCGAACTCTGCTGTTATGCAGGGTGAGGCTAGTGCTGCTGCGCAGATGCAGGGTATGGCTGACCGTATGCAAGGATTCTTAGACAAGATTGTTGCTGGTGGCGTTGGTAGTGAGCAAGCAAGGCTTGATCTTGCTAACTTAGCACGATCATCTGCAAAGGTTGCGATTGAGACATACAACCGCCAAGCAGATCGCAAGGTTGCATTAATGAGACAGTATGTTCCTAAGTCTGTGATTGATTCAACATTCCAGAAGTACGCAATACCAGAAGAGTTGACATCTAAAAAGTCATTCCAAGAAACCATGAAGTCTGGTACAGCACCTGCTGCTACTGGTACTGTATTGACATTTGACCCCAAAACCAAAACTTGGAGTTACAAATAATGGCAACGGTTAATGTTGAGGGCTTCGGTCCAGTAGTTCTACCAGACGGGATGTCACGCGAAGACATGGCTGCTGCCATTGCTCTGCTTCCAAAGCCTGATACGCAACGCATTAGGCAGTTCGCTCAGGGTGCGACCATGGGTACTGCTGACGAGGCAGAAGCCCTAGTCCAGTCACAGCTCAAGGGTACAAAGTACGAAGACGAGCTGTCTGCTATTCGCGGAAAGCTCGGTGCTTACAAGAAAGCCTATCCAGCAGAATCAGTAGGGTACGAACTAAGTGGTGCAATAGCGCCAGCAGCAGTCCTTGCACCGTTTACTGGTGGCGGTTCTGTGGTGGCTGGAACTGCTACGGCTGGACCACAACTATTGAAGTTGATGGGTATGGGTGGACTGCAAGGCGGTATTACTGG